CACGGCCTTTCTGGTCAACCGAGCCGCGTCGGAGAATTTCATCTCGACTATGACACTGCGCGAGTCGGCAGTTCGAGTCGGGTCGTTGGTCGGGTATAAGCTCCGCGGCCCGGCGCCTGCGAACGTGGCGTGCGATACGTCTCTGTTCTCTGCCGCGGCCGCGGACGTACTCGTTGCCAAAGGGACTCCAGTTCGAACGGCTGACAACCTTCAGTCTTTTGAAGTTAGCAGGGACTACACGATTTCGACGGGTCAGGTGACCCCGATTCGAACGGTCATCCAATTCAATCCGAACCAAACCGGTACGAGTATCCTACAAACTCTCGTGCAGGTGTATTCCGGAAAAGCCTACGCTGACCTTCTCGACACGACGATTAGCGTTAACGATTACGCCGAAGTCGGCCAGCTCTTTCGCAAGACGAATCCAACAAGTGTGACAGAGTACCAAATCTCTGACTTTACCTCAGGTCCAAACGCGACGGCAAAAAATCGCATCCTCTTCTCGTCGCCTTGGGTCGGGGCAGACGCCGTCATCACCGCCGAAATCATCGACCGGTCCATCTCGTTGATTCAAGGTCAAACTATCACCGAACAGTTCGTCACGTCTTCGACGTCGATCAAGAATTACATGGTGAAACTTGGTCGCACACCTGTCATCGACAACTCAGTGACGGTGACGGTGAATGGCGACACGTGGGATCAAGTTGATTCGTTGTACGCTGGCCAATCGGTTGACCAAATCTTCGAAGTCACCACACTTCCGTCAGGGTCAACGATCGTGGAATTCGGCGACGACACGTTCGGCCAATCAATTCCAACCGAAGCCACGCTAGTGGTGACGTACCGAGTCGGTGGCGGAGTCGCTGGCAACATCGCTTCTGGCGCAATCAACACTACGCTGGTCGGTCTAATTCCTTCTCTTTCGAATCCGATCAACGTCAACGTCTCTAACTCTCGTCCCGGCTTCGGCGGTCTAGACGCTGAAACGTTGGAAGAAGCCCGGGCCAACATTCCTGCATTCACCAGAGCCGGTGGACGAGCTGTGACGCTAGACGACTACCAAGCGTTGGCTTCCGGATTTTCCGATCCCAAGTTCGGTCAGATTCGCTATGCGTTGGCATTCACTCGAGCCGAAAACGATTTCCTTGAGCGCAATATCGTTGTCGTGAGCGCATGGACATCAGGTGTCAATGGATCACTAGCGCCAGTCCGTGGCTCGCTCAAAGCCGCGCTGCTTGACTATCTCCAGCGGAAAGCTGTGGGAACCGACTACGTAGTTCTGTCAGACGGTTCAACGCGTCCTCTGCCTGTCAGTATTCGCTTCAAGGTTCTCGCCGGTACCGATGTCAACGACGCGACAGACAGCTTGTTGGCTCAGATGCAAATCATCGTTGCTCAGCTGCGTCCTGGCAACGGCGTTATCTTCTCCGACTTCATTCGTGCGTTGGACGAGGTGCCCGGTATCGATTCGCTCAACATCGCGACCCCAATCGCCGACCTTTATCCGTCCACCCAAGACGAATTGTTCACCGCGCCCGACCCTGAGTTCGTCTACTCGTTGGCTCTTCAATCGTCGAACACGACGGACAATGCCTACTCTGCGTCGTTCCCGGTGTCTCCGTTAACGCCGTGGGCCTTTCAATTGTTCCTGGGCGGTTCGAAACTTGAAGTGCTGCCGGACGCCGTCCCAGGTTTTGCGCTTATCTCGGGAGGTAATCTTTCCCAGACTATCAAGTCGAAAGTCAACCTTCTTGCCGGTACCGGAACGTTTGCTGTTGATGGAGTTCCCGGAACGTTGACGATGAAACTGAATCCTGCGACCGGTTACGCCCGTGAACGCACCATTTCGATCTACGTCGGCTATCGCGCAGACGGCGACTCTCAGCTCAAGCGTCGAGAAATTCGTTCAGCTCTTCGCGCGTGGATTTCAGGATTCCCTCCGGGTGCTTCGATCTTTGCCGCAGCTCAGGCAAATGTGGCAGCGTCTAATTCCAACGTCACAGATGTAGTGTTGAACGTCAACGGAGTTGTAGAGGTGACTCGCGTGTCATTCGAAACGGCATCAAACCCGTCTCCTCGAATCGACCTCGACCAGTTCGAACTCGCAAGGTTCGACAACATCTACCTCAACAACATCTCTGACTGACCGGCTTCATCATCTTTGCCATGAATCTCCGATGGGAGTGCATGGCAGGACTGAGAGCTTTCTTTCTGGATTCAACAATCCCTGGAATTTTCGTTACGCTACGGACTGACGAAAAGAACCTGGAATCCTGAAGTTTGACGTAGGCAATTCTCGGCTTGCGATAAAGCCCTTGCCAGTACTTCTGCCACGCTTTTCTTTTTTCCGCCTCGGTGCGATTGTCTGTGTACCACCCGCCCGTCCACGAAGTGCAATTAGAAAAAACCTCCGTGTAGGCGTACGTTATTCTCTGCGGACGAATCGTGTAGACAATTGTGGACGTGTCGTTGTCTGTGTCTCCAGTTGGCGATGCCATTCCCACGGTTGGAGCGGTTCCTAGCGGGGCGTTGACGAACGTTGTATGTCTCTGCTCTTCGGCGAAAATCGACCTGAACGGATTGCGTTCATTGTAGTCGGCAATCAGGATTCTATCGAAAGCGGTCACGCTTGACGCCGCGGATCAGGCTCGACAGGCTTGGTGCCGTTCAACGACGCCTCAACCTTTCTGATCTTGTCAACGATCTGATCCGGCGTTACGGTGCCAATCGGCTCGCAGACAACTTGACTCTCGCCGCGAGGACACTTGTTTCGAGGGAAATCGGCATGAGCTTGGCAACTGGCGAACCGACACGATTCCTTGTTCCAGATGGCAAGCTCCATGTAATCCTTGTCATAGCCGATACGAGACCACGGCGACACAGGTCCCCAGATGGAGATGGCAGGAACTCTGAACGCCTGCGCCACGTAAAGCAGGCCGGAATCAAGAGTCACGGCACAGACGGCTCGAGACATCAAACCGCATGCGACTCGGATTGGAGTTGCGCCTGTGAGATTGATTACGTTCGGTCCAAGATTGTCGAGATGCTGCATGAACGTACCGTAGGCCATGTCGGTCGCCGGTGCTCGAGAGTTGTTGCTATACCCTAGCACGACAACTGGACGGGCTTTCGCCATGTTCATGATCGTCGTCAGCCACAACTGGTAGTTGGCTGACCGGAGATTCGCCATTGCCGTTGGAGCGACCACATAATAGCCGACGCGCCGAAGATCAATCTTCTTCTGCAGGTAGATGAAGTAGTAAAGAGAGTCCAGGTCTTTGTAGTCTTGGTTGGACAACGTCATCGATGGACGCTTGAACCGAGGATCGACAGACTGGTGTTCGATGCCGAGCTGCTTGTAAAGCGCGTCATAGACGTTCAACTGGTCCGGCTCAGAGTCGTACTCCGTAACCGTATCGATGAACCAGTGATAGTGATAAAGATGCAGGCTGTCGTACTCAATTGGACCGGACAGCGTCGATGAATAACGAAGAGCAGGATGGTGGTCCAGAATCTTTCCCTTATCCGCTAACGCGTAAACGTCGATGTTCGCACTCCCACCAGAGACATGCTTGATGTAGTTCATCGGACCGGTGAGGAAGAGATAGTCACCGAATCCGCGATCACGATGTCGCTCGACGAGGATGTTGGAGTTCGCTAAGTTTCGATTCGCCAGCAGCGGATTGTGCAGACGGCTTCCTTTGAGCTCCGAGATCGTGTCGATCTTCTCGGCTACGCTCTCAACCTGCCCTTTGTTGATGATATAGCGACGGTTCGGATTGAACATCCACGTCTCATTTTCAGAACGATCCCACAGGACGGGCTCTTTGAACGATACGATGACCCACTCGGGTTTTGGAAGCTTGATGGTGACGTCTGAAACGGACATGGTTATGGTTGGCCGATACCTCGGTTGCACAGGTGAGAATTGAATTGGGCCCTGTCGTTCCAGTACGACAAGACACCGTACGGAATCTTCTCGATTTTGTGCTTGTGGGCGAGGTAGCTGATGACACTTTGGTCGTGCCGGTGAGCTCGGAAGTCGGGGCGGCTTGATCCTGACTTCCCTTGGAAACAGACGCCGTCCTTGCCATATTCCATCCATTCGTTGAAGATTCCGCTAGCGACTGGATTCTCAAAATCAAATCCCATCGCACACGCCATTGCTTGAGTGATGGTGCACGATTCTTCGTAGGAGCAACCCATCTTAGCCAGGCAATCGTCGCTTGTCCAGTGATTCTCCGGACAACCGGGGTTGTCAAACAACATCAGTCCTTTCCATGTGATTGTGTCGAAAATGCCGGGGACATCTCTCACAAAATCGATCGTCGAGTCGCACCAAAGAACCCGCTGGTAACCTCGGTCCCTAGCTATACCCATCAACGCTGGTTTGAAGCCATACGGCACCTCCTGGTGCGACGGAATGGAAAGGTCTGGCTGATTCAGCACCCCTTCGATAATCT